TCGCCCCGACTACGCGCCAGATGGCGCTGTCGGCTACGTTTCTGGGTGGGCGGGTAACTTACTCACAGGGGATTGCGTGATGGGGGATCTACTGAAAGGTCTGGCTCCAACCCTTGCAAGCGCCCTGCTCGGGCCTCTAGGTGGCGTAGCTGTTGCAGCCATAGGCAAGATCATTGGGGTAGACAATGCTACCGTTGCCACGGTTACTGAGGCGTTCAACGACGGCAAGCTGACTCCTGAGCACCTTGCTGAAATCAAAAAGCTGGAACTCCAGTACCAGAACGACGAAAAAGAACGCGGGTTCAAGTACGCTGATTTGGAGTTCAAAGACCGCGACTCGGCTCGACAGATGCAGATTTCCACGCATTCGTCCACACCAACTGTTTTGACCTACATGGTGACTGCAGGGTTTTTTGGCATCCTTGGCTGGATGATGCACGACAATAACGTAGTGGATTCCCCGCCCATCATGATTATGCTTGGTTCGTTGGGTACCGCGTGGACGGGGTGCATCAGCTTCTGGTTCGGTACCACCCAAGGTTCCCAGAACAAAGACCGTATGTTGCGTAACGCTCAACCGGTTAAATAAATAGTGTACAAAACACTAAAACTGAAACCCGGCGTTGATCGTGAAGGAACTAACTATTCCAACGAGGGTACTTACTACGCCACAAATAAGGTTAGGTTTCGTTCTGGGTACCCTGAAAAACTGGGCGGGTGGGTACGATATACGGCGAATCAATTTACGGGTACTGCGCGTGCGCTAATCAACTGGATTAGTCTTGCCGGGTTGAACTATCTCGGCCTCGGTACGCACTTGAAATACATGATAGAGGTTAGTGGCACGTTCTTGGACGTTACACCAATTCGTTCTACCACGGCTGCAGGTGATGTGACATTTGCGGCTGCAAACGGTTCCGCTGTGATTACCGCGACAGACACAAACCACGGGGCCGTGACAAACGATTATGTAACTTTTTCCGGGGCCGTGTCACTTGGTGGGTTGATTACTGCGGCGGTGTTGAACCAAGAATATCAAGTCACTGTCATCAACGGTAGTTCCTATACGTTTACCGCCACAGCAACGGCGAACGCGTCTGATACTGGTAACGGCGGAGGTGCAGTTGTTGGTGCTTACCAGATCAACACGGGTCTGGATGTATACGTTAGCGGTACGGGGTGGGGTGCCGGTACATACGGACGAGGCGGTTATGGTTCCGCAGCTACAGTATCGGTGGGTTCGCAATTACGCCTCTGGTCACACGATAACTTCGGTGAAGATTTGATTGCGTGCGTGCGCGGTGGCGGGGTGTACTATTGGGATACAAGTGCGTTGGGTCGCATGGTTGCATTGACTGCATTGTCGGGGGCGTCACAAGCGCCAACACAAGCAAACGTGGTTATGGTGTCTGATAACGACCGACACGTTATCTGCATTGGTGCAGATCAATTGAATGGGTCGGGGGCATTTGATCCACTGCTTATTAGATGGTCAGACGTAGAAGATGCCGCCAACTGGCAACCCACAGCAACGAATTCGGCTGGTGATCTGCGGATGCAAAACGGATCGTATGTTGTGGCGGCACTTCAGACGCGACAGGAAATCTTGATTTGGACAGACCAGACTGTATATTCACTGCAGTACGTGGGTGCGCCGCTTACTTTTGGTTTAAATATTCTCGGTGATAGCCACGGGATCATTTCGCCTAATGCCGCAGTCACAGCGGACGGCGTTGTTTACTGGATGGCGCAGGATCGTTTTTATACGTATACCGGTCAAATTACACCTTTGATGAGTACCGTTTGGTTGCACGTTTTTAAAAACATTAATACGTATCAGGCATTTCAAGTTTTTGCGGCGACGAATTACAAATACAACGAAGTGTGGTGGTTCTATTGTTCCACTGACAGCAACACCATTGACTCCTACGTGATTTACAACTACGTAGATACTACTTGGGCATATGGAACGCTGGCACGCACAGCTTGGTTGGATTCTCCGTTGCGCCCCTACCCAATGGCTACGGACTACAACAATCGCATTTTGTATCACGAGGCGTCGGCGGACGACGAATCAGGCGCTACGCCAGTGGCAATCACTTCGTTCATAGAATCGGCGGACTTTGATATTGACGACGGCGATCATTTCAGTTTTGTAGACAAAATGATTCCAGACATTGACTTTAGCGAATCGACCACTGCAACGCCTTCGGTGGAAATTACGTTGTATCCTAGAAACTTTCCCGGTGCAGCGCAGGGTTCGTCTACAGCCAAAACGGTGACGGCTACAGCCATTTCCCCCGAAAGTTTGTACACGAATGAGGTGTATGTTCGGGTGCGGGGGAGACAACTGGCTTTTCGTATTACGAGCAACACGCTTGGTACGTGGTGGCAACTGGGCATACCGCGCTTGAACATTCGTGTTGATGGGAGGAAGTCGTAATGGCTGCGCCTGCGCTTCCCCGTCCGCCGGATCAATACAATAAACTGTATTTTTTTGAGTTGCTGCGCGTTCTTCGTTTGTATTTTGTGGGGCAAGTTGACCAGATCAACCCCGTGCTAAAGGCGTTTTCGTCTTCGCAAACTGTTACGGCTACGACGGCTGCACTTGGTACTTCAGACGCGGGTGTAATTCTTGTAAACACGACGAGTAATAACGTTGCCGTAACGTTACCGGCTGCTAGTACAACGTTGATGTACCAGTTCATTATCAAACGTATTTCGGCTGGCGCTAACACATTGACTATTAATACAGTTAGTGGAAACATTGATGGGTCGGCTACTAAATCGATTCCTACGCAATATGACTCCGTTACGATACGTTCGGATGGAACTAACTACTGGCTTGTGTGAACGACTAAGGGGTAACAAATGGCAGCTTCAAATACAGCAATCCTTGCAAACGCAGCCCTGTTTATTGACCCCGCAAACGGTGCGACGGCGACCGTTGTTAAAGCGTCTAGCGCGGCGATTTATCAGATTTCACTGGATAACACAGCTAACGGCGCGGCGACGTTCTTGCGACTGTACAACACTGCGGCTACCGTAACGGTAGGCACAACCGTTCCCGACTCTATGATCATGGTACCTGCGTCTGGCACGGTTAGTTTTACGATGCCGACCGGCTGGACGTTTGGTACTGGGCTGGTGCTTTCCAGCGGTACTTCAGCAACACTTGCTACGACGACGGCACCGAGTTCCAGTTTTATAGTGCGTATCGTCTACGTTTAAGGCGCAATAAATGTCCTATTACACCTACGACGGCGATAATCTTGTACTTGCAGAAGACCCGCCTGATGCCACATACGTTTCAAGGGGGGAGGGTGAGGATGGCACCACTCGTTACTACATTTACGATTCCGCAGGGCGAGGGGTTGGCTCAACAACGCAGTCACCTCCCCCCGGAACCCGCCGCGCTGCTCCCGATGCGATTAATGAAGAGGGTTTGCTAGACGTTTCTCGTGCTCATCAAGCTTATGCAGACGGGTCGTGGCAAAAAGCCGCCGAGTATGCGCTGGGTGCTCAGGCAGAGAATGCCATCAGCGAACTCACCAAAGTCAATCCAAATTACGATTGGACAGCTTCAATAAAACAGGCGGCAGATCAATTAAACGCGGCTTACGGATCGGACTGGCAATCTCCCAATAGAGGTTCGCCGGGGGGTGTTGTTGCCGGAATATTGCAAACCCCAGCGGCGCAGTCTGACCCGGCTATCCCTGGCCGGGTTTCTCAAGTGCTTCCGTATTTTAAAAATAAACAACATCAAGACGATGTAAATATTTTGGCAGAGCAATCTACGCACGGTTCTGAGGGTGATATGCAAATGCAGTTCCTCACCGGCGTATTGGGTGGTGCTTTAGGCGGCTATTACAACGGCATAGGAGCAGGAGAAGGCGCGTTGTCTGCCCAAGAGTTTGCGGCCAATGCGGGAGTCGGTGCATCTAACACTACGGGCGCGTTGTCTAGCTTCGCGGAATCGCTGAAAAGTTTTACCGACTTGATTCCGCCGGAACTTAAAAGCGCAATGGACAGTCTCCCGCCAGCAGCAAAAAAAGCGCTTGTTGGAGCGATAACAAACCCGCAAGACCCGATTGGCGGAGCGATTAAAGGGGGGGTGCTTGGCGCAACGGGTGGCGAACTTTCTAGTGCGCTGATAAGTGCGGGGGTAAACCCATCAATAGCCAAGATGCTCACGCAAAGCGCAACGCAGTTTATTCAAACGGAGACTATCGACCCGACGAAGCTGGCAATGAGTGCACTTACACCGGAAATTTCCGGCGGGTTAAAAGACCTTGGCGTCCCTCCCGAAGCCTTGAACGCTGCAACCAATGCAGTCAAACAGCTTGTATCCACGGGACAGATAAATGCGGAACAGCTTGCGTTGGGGGCGGGGAATGAAGCTGTTTCCAAAGCACTGACCGATGCTGGTATTCCGAGTAACTACGTAAAACTTGTTGGGACTGCGGTTGCCTCCGCTGTCACAGGCAATAATCTTGACCTTGGTTCTATCGCTTCAGCCGTCTTGTCCGGTGACAAGAAACAACGTTCGCAGGATAGCGAAGACGAAGCAATTGCGCGGGATGTGCAAGACGAAACAGATCGTCAGAAAGGGGCTATCGCAAAGGTACAAACAGCGGCGGATCAAGAAACGGAAGATCAAGCTGGTGGGGCTATTGCAAAAGAACAAGCAGCGGCGGAACAAGCGAAGGCTGAAGAAGATGCGCGGGTTGCAGCGGGTGATCCGCAAACAGGAACTGACAAAGGTACAGGTGCCAAAATGGATGACGACGACAACAGAATTGTTGATCAATCTGGTGGTGGTTCCCTCACTGGCGACGACGAATACGTCGGTGACATTCCAACCGATCCGTATGCTGGGGGTGGCGAATACGTCGGTGACATTCCAACCGATCCGTATGCTGGGGGTGGCGAATACGTCGGTGACATTCCAACCGATCCAAAGGCAGGTGATTTTACTGCTGCAGAACTTAAAGCCGAGGCAGAAAGACTTAAAAATGCTGGCAAAACTGCAGCGCAGATTAAAGCCGCGCTTGGTGCGGCGGCCAAAAAACTGGGTATTGATCTTGGTTCCGGTAAAAGCATAGTTGGCGCTATTGGTGATTGGATTAAAGATAACCCCCCGTTGGCGGCGTTGAGTGGTGGACTAGTTGCCGCTATTCTTGCAGATCGGAATAAAGAACAGAAACTCACCACAACCCGGTCACTCACGCCCGAAAACCAGAAAGCGGTTAGTGGTGCGATCACCGATCTTGCTAACAGCAACGCGTATAAACCGACGCTCGGAATGACGGGGGATCAAACAGGCGCATTGGCTACGCTAAAAGGTGTGACGGATACCAAGTACACAGACCCGATGGCTGCGGCGCTGGCTACTAACCAGCAGGGCGCTATTGACCTTGCCAGTAAAAAACAAGGCAACCAACAGGCTACGATAGAAGCCGCCAAGGTTGGTACGGTGAACGCTGCAAAGGGTATCCCGACGGCAAACCTGACCCCGTACATGAACCAGTACACGATGGCTGCACTCAACCCGCAGCTTGAGCAATACGACCGTGATACGCAAAAACAACAGCAAGGTTTGTCAAGTCAAGCTGTTAAAGCAGGAGCATTTGGCGGAAGTCGGTTTGGTTTGATGGGAACAGAACTGGATAGGAACCGCGATTTCGTGCGCCAAGGCACTGTCAACACAGCAATGAAGGACGCATTCGACCGCGCTACCACTCTATACGGTGTGGACAAGGCACGCGAACTGCAGTCGGCTGGGCAGCTTCAATCAATTGCTACGGCGGGGGGAGCACTGGAAAGCCAAGATGTTAAAGACTTAGCCTCCACTGGTGCACTGCAGCAAACAACCGACCAGAACGCCAAGGACAAGGCTTACGCGGAATTTTTGCGTCAACAGAACGCGCAAGCGGGTTATGCGGGTACGGCACTTGAAACTGCAAACACTGTAGCAAAGTCGGACATAGGGCAAAACCAGTTTACTGCGCAGCTACCGGCAAACAATGCAACTGCTCTGGCAAACTTGGCAAACACGACTGCGACCACGACAAACGTTGGTACGCCGCCTTCATTGCTGTCACAATTGGCGGGTGCAGGAACTGCGCTGTATGGGGTGAGTCAGTTGCTACCGAAGACGAAGACGGCGGCGGTTACGCCCTAGGAGAAAAATATGGCGATGATAGACCCGATTGAACTGGAACGCATAGCTAAAGACCCGACTGTAACGGCAATGGAGCGTATGAAAGCACGCGATTTGCTGAACCAACGTCGCGTCGGCGGCAGCACCGTCGATTCACCATTGCCGCAGTTGCCGTTTGTTTCGTCAGGCGACGAAAATCGCCCTTGGTTTATGCGCAACAACACGAATCCAATGGACGCGCTGCGGCGTAGTATGGCCTCTTTTGCCCCCCCTGCCGCCCAACCGTTTGACGCAATGGCGCAACCTCCTAAGACCGGTGACTTGGCCGAGTTTGCCGGTCGCCCCACTGTACCTACCCCCAGTATCTTGGACGGAGAATCTAGAAAACAAGCTGTCGCTGTGAATCCGGCGCAACCCATGATGCCACCGGCAAATGCAATTGGCCTCAATACGGACGCTGATATAGCTGAAATACGCGCTCGTGTCCGTCAGATGGAAGGGCGGGAATTGCCGCAGTTCAAAACGCCCAACGCCGAAGCCGATCTGACGGAACGGATGAGAAACATCACGGTGCCCACGCGACCGGGACTGTCCGATTTGTCCGACGATGATAAAAGTTCGGCTCTTTTAAGAATGGGTCTGGGGATGATGGGTGGTACGTCACCGTACTTTGCACAGAACTTTGCTACGGGTGGTACTGCTGGTTTGGATGCTGCCGAGAAGTCGCGTGACGCAATGATGAAGGACTTGATGACGAAATACGGCATCGATGCGGATATGGCGATGAAACTGGTGACTGCGCGTAGTCAGGATACGGCAGGTGCTAATGCAAACATAGCCGCTTTGTACAACCAACTGAATGACAGGGATAAGAATGCGCTCTCTGGTATGAGCAAGGTGTTGGAACTTAGAACCGCAGCCGATAAAGTCAAAGCAGACAGTGATAACCAAACGCGCCACGTAAATGTGTTGAAAGACCATTACAAAAATTTGGCGGATCAAATGAAGGGTAAGTCGCCGGAAGCAAAAGCCGCCGAATTGCGTGACCAGTTTGTGTTGATTACGAAACTGAAAAACAACACGGGTAATCCGCAAGATGTTCAGTTGGGCACGATGATGGAACGTGCGCTTCACGCTTCGGTGCCTGCATCAGAACTGAAACTTCGTCTGCCACCCCCTAAGTTGGTTGAAGCGGAAATCGAAGACGCCAAGGGCAACCCCAAAGTGTCGGCTGCGATAAGCATGTGGTCACGCGGTGAAATAACGGATCAAGAGTTTTATGGTATTAAGGGTAGCCAATCCAAGAGATAATAATGACACCACAGGAAAAAGAAAAATTTCTCGCGTGGGCTAATACACCGGACAAGGAGCAGTACGGCCCGTTCGGTGGCAACGTTCGCGCAGGTGTCGCCAACTACCTCGGCGGGTATGGCAATCTGGGGGCGGCGCTTGGGTTAGACACACAGGCATATGCGGATCGGAAGAAAGCCGAAGCTGACGAAATCCTGTCGCGCACCAGTGGCCCAAAGGAATTTGCCGACGTACACGGCCCCGGCGATTTCGTTGACTACCTGAAGTCCTTGGCGGGGATGTCCCTACCCTACTCCGCTGAAGCTGTTGTTGCGGGACTGACGGGGGGTCTGAGCGCTGGCACGTCACTGGGTGCTCGGGCTATCGGCACTCGGGCGGCAGGGGAACTGGCGGCTAAACTGGCAACGGAACGCGCTGGTTTGGATGCTGCTGGTAAAGCTATTGCCATGCGCGAAATACCTTCTGCCACGATCATGTCGTCGTTGGATGAAGCTGCCAAGTCGTTGGGTGTACAGCGCGGTGCCATGGGCGGTATGGTGGCGGGAACGATACCTTCGGCGGCTGGGGACATTGCCCAGAACCAGTACGAAGAAGCCAAGCAGTACAACTTGCCAGCTATTTTGGCTGGTGCGCCAGCCTACGCCGCGTTGAACCTCCTTGGCCCTGAAGCACTGGCAATCAAGGGACTGAGCGGTGCTGGACGGTTCCTGCCCAGTGCTGCGGATATATCGTCGCGTGCGGGGCTGCGTGGTGCGGCTGAACGCGCTGCGTTGGGGGTGGTTGCTGGCGGCACGATGGAAGGGGTTGGCGAGACTGGTCAGGAAGTCATCAACCAGATGGGGCGTATGGCGGTGAACCCCAACGCATCCCTGACCAACCCTGACGCCCTGCATCGGTACTATGAGTCGTTCATTGGCGGTGCTGCGTTGGGTGGCACGATGTCCGGTGTGGGTGGCGCGTTCACGAAACCCGCGATTCAAACCCCGTCCGACATGGCGGAGCGGGTTACGCAGATGCACCAGAACCAAGAACAGATTTCGCTTGGCAACAAGATCGACGCCGTGAAGCGTGAGGATGCGACAGCGGTAATCGAAGAACGCGACAAGGCAATGCGCGATGCCACAGCAGCCGCAGCGAAGACACAGGCAGAAGAAATAAAGCAAGTACAGGAAGCGGCGAAGAAGCAGCAGGATGAAGTAGTGAAAGCAGCGGAAACTGCCAAGAAGGAAGCGGAAGTCAAGCTGGAGGCGAAAGCCACGGTGGTTAGTGAGGCGATGAAAGCCGTTGACGCTGATGACAGTATCGCAGACGGGCTGAAGGCGCTTGTAAAAATCAAACTGACTGATCTGAATAAATCGCTGGAACTTGCGCCGCCGGAAACACACGAAACCATACTCACTGCGATTTTGGCAGCGCAAAAAGGTAAGCGCACCAACGAAGCTAAAGCACTTAGAAATGCAGTGCGGTTGTATAGCAATGCGTCGGCAACGGTTGCAAAAGCACCGAGCGTAACGCCGATTGATACAGGCACAGCAGACGAAATTCTTAATGGTGTACCTGACGCTCCAGCCTCGACTGAAGCACTGGCTACGCTTGCAGGCTCCAAGCTGCAACAACCCATCCAACCGACGCCGGTAGAAGCCGCGCTTGCGGAACAAAAAGCATTGGAAGAACGTCGTGCTCAATGGGATCAAGCCGAGCGTCCGTCGTTTAATTTGTCTAGCGAACCAGTAGTAACCGAAACGCTGGCCCCTTCTGTAGCGCCGGTATCTACGCGTCCTGAATGGGAGTTGGCATCGCAGGAACTGGGCGTATTGGAAGCAAAGCAAAATAAGACTCGCGCCGACCTGAAGCGCATGGATGGGCTGCGTGCGTTCGTGGCTGCAAACAAAGCAAAGGGCGATGCAGTTGAGCGCCAAGGGTTTATGGCCCCCGAGTTTGAACTGACTGCACCCTCCGCGCCCGAACCCGAAGCGCCGCCGCTGTCCGAAGTTCGCGCCACGTACAACAAGGCAAACGAACAGTACTTGCGTGCGCTCGACCTGAAGAACCCCGACTACGCACTGGCAAACAGGATTTCGGACTGGGCAATCAAGACGTTTTCAAAGTACGACACCAGCGAACTGAACGCACCGGATGCCCAAGGGTGGTATCGCTCACCGCAGGGTACGCTTGATTTGGTTAACGTGGTCAACGCCGCCAAGGAGAAACAAAATGCCCGTAAACCGAGGAGCAATCGCACAAATGCTAAAGCCGGGTCTGGGACTGACCAAACCCAAAGCGCCATCGAAACCATCGCGGCCACCAAAGCCGACGAAACCCCGGTTCAAGTAACGCAGGAAGAACAACGTGATGGCAAGATAAAAGTCGTCGTTGATGATAAGTCAGGCGATGTAATCATCATGTGGGGTAACGACGAGTTGTATCGGCAGCAGTTTGCCACGGAAAAGCTGTTGTCTCAGTACAAAGGCGACACGCTGGATCGCGTAATTAAAGAGCGTTCCAACAAGGTAATGGGTAGTGACGCTTTCAAGGCGGCGTATGAAAACGCTTACCAGCAGTGGCAGGAAGCGCAGCCACTGAATCGCTTTGAGCAAGCGTACTTGGATGCTGTTAAAAAGCCTGCGGGTACTGACCCTATGGCGGATTTCATCGTAAGTGGCGCTAGATCCATCAACATTCGTCGTTCTATACTGGAGGGAAATTATGCCCCTGAAGTCGGAAGCACAACGTCGGTGGATGGCGACAAACAATCCGGTGATGCTGGCCCGGTGGTCAAAAGAAACGCCGCCGGGAAAACTCCCAGAGCGCGTCGGCGTAAAGGCGACACAACCCAAGCGACGGACAACGAATCAAGCAATGCGTCCGCAGCGACCGATGAAGCCAATGAGGACGACCAAGGGGCGGTAACGGATCAGGAGTTGACGGGTGAAGACGTTGAAAACGTCGTAGATAAAACGCTTGTTTCACTGCGCAAGGAACAAGGGCTGTTATTCAAAAAACTGAAACAAGCTGCTGAAGACTCACCAAACGACGTACCCGAACTGAAACTGGAAGCATTGCGTGCGACCGAGCGGATTTTCCAACACTATCGTGACAACGGTAACGTTACGGAGAAAAGGTCTGCCGCAAAAGAACTTCCAAGGATAGCAGAGGGGATAACAAAACTAGAAAATGAATTAACACGCAGCATTGAAGAACAGGAATCGTCGTTGATTTCGGGCGTCGATACCGATACCACAGTTATTGATGAAACCACCGATAGACCTACCCCCGCGCCGAAGGAAAGAACAAAGGCTGACCTTAAAACCGCCGCTGACGAAATCCTTGCTAATGGCGAAGTTGCTGCGGCTGCTGATAATCGGGAAGACCTGACGAACGAAGGTCAAGCAGAAGCATACGCAGCAAAAACCGCCAAGGAAGAAGCGGCACAACAAGCAGCGTTGGAAGCGGCGGTGATCGAAGAAAACGAAAGAGTGAAAGCCGAAGACAGGGCGCAATGGGAAGCTGCGCTTACGCCGGGACAAAAAAATGAACTGTTTCGGTTGGCGCAACAAGAACAGGCCGATGACCGCGTGCCTGCTGTTGGTAGGTACAAAGACTGGAATACAAAGCCGACGAACACTGAAGGTGAGGAAGTAGATTCTGCTTCCGACTACATATACAAACGTTTTTCGCAGTGGACTGCCGGCGGTGGAAGCCAGCGTAACTGGACGCCACGCGCTGATGCCATATTCAGTTCCGTTTTTACCGTGCTGCTGGACAATTACAAGACGCAAGGGCGCATAGATGAATTGCAACGCGCCGGTCACATACAAGAAGCGCAGGTTGAAGGACTTTTAAATAGCGCAGACAGAGCGGACGCCGCTAGGATAATTCGCGCCCAAACAAAGATGGCGGGTACCGGATGGAACGCCGCTGTTCGGGCAAAACTTCTGGAGATGTACGCTGACTTCCAAGTTAATGCTTCCAAGTTTACGGGCAGACTTGCGGAGATACTGACCAAGCTGGGTAAACTTGCTGTCGCTGGCATCATGGCACTCACGATTGCGTTCTCGCCCACCGTGGCACAACGGGCCGAAGCCATGACAATGCCCACGCCCACCCGCGTGGAGATTCTGGAAACCATTACTAGTGAGCGCCCTCGCGCTGATTTCCAAGGGGTGCAAGCTGGGTCGCAAGTGCGTTACACCGCCGACTGGATGGTGCGGAACAACAAGAACAAAAACCTTCCGTTCATCCTCGTTGATAAACAGAATGGTTTCATGTTTGCGTTCGATGAAGGTGGCAAGCTGTACGAAGGTGGTAAATCCCCTGCCATCACAGGCAAGGCACGCGCTGACGCATTGACCACAGCACAAGCAAGTAAAGGACTTAACGAAACCACCGATGCCGACAAGGTGACGGAAGCAGGCATCTACGAAGCCACGGGTGCCAATACAAAAGAATATGGTCAGACCGTGGTTGTTAAGCAGTACGACAACTCTCAGATGGCGATCCATACGGTTTACTTGGGTACTCCGTCGGAAAACCGGGCGGGGCGTTTGCAATCTGCCAACCCGCTGAATAAGCGCATCAGCTACGGGTGTATCAACGCACCAGCGTCATTCATTAATGACGTAATCGCCCCCCACTTCGCCGGTAAGTCGATGGTAGTCGTGCTGCCTGAAATGACTACAGCAAGGTCTGCGTTCAATATCATCGACAGCGAGTACGAAACCACTACGGTGGACAAGTCGTTCAGCTACGGAGCGACGGAGGCTGTTGGTAGCGAGGAACGCAATCCGATGACCGGGTTGCCCAAGCAAGAGCGCAGGGCGAATGCGCGTTCTTCGACACGCCGCAGGCAAGATAACCAACCGGCACAGCCTTCCGACCCAACAGTGCCTGCGTGGGTGAACGAAGCATTGACAAACCCCGATACAAACTCGACTTCGCTGTTGCGGGAAATCAGTCAAGATGGTCGTGGAACCAGCCCCCTGTATAAGATACTGGCGGAAGCACTGCTGTCGTTCGGCGTTGGTGACATCAACCTCGTCTACTCAAACACTGAGGGTAAAAGCGCCGAAGGCGAACGCATTGCGGGGTCGTTTGACGCTGTAACCAATACCGTTACGATCTACCGTGGTGGCGAGAACATCGAAACCATCCTTCACGAATACGTCCACTCGGTGACGACGCACCTGCTGGATCGCGCAGAAGCGGAGTACAACCAAGCTGTATCGAACAAAACCCCGTTTGACAGTATGACCAAGGAACAACAGCGCCTCCGTCTGGCATACGAGCGCATGACCAAACTGTACGAAGAAGCACGGGCAGTGTTGGGCGAAGACCCCGAACTGAAGAATGCATTCAAAACGTTGAACGAATTTGTTACGGAAGCGTTGACTAACCGCACCCTGCAAAACCGGATGATGAAAGTGCAGTCAGAAGTGGGTGTGCTGAAACCCTCCGTCTGGCGGCAATTCATCAACGCAATGAAAGATTTCCTCGGATTGGATGAGTTTACTGGCGACCCCGCGTTTGCCCAGTCTGTGCTGGCGCGTGTACTGGAAGGCGCACCGTCGTTCCTTGGTTCCATAGAAGACACGGTTGTGTACAGCGGCAGTGAAAGCGTCAACTACCAAACGATCCCCGGTGGCAGCATCACATCAGCCTTTACCGCTACGCGGCCCGGTATGCAGCCAGCCGAGTTCGGTTACGACGCTGTGAATCAGGCGCGGGAGAAGGGCGACGACCAAACCAGTCAGGAGCGCACGGGCGAGTGGATGCGCCGGGGTAAGGAAATGCTGTCCGATGGCATCTCGCACTTCAACAACGTGCGTTACGTTGCCTCGCGTTCGTTCGGTTACTCGAAAATCTACGACCTTGCGGAGACATACAACAGCATCAAGCTGACGCTCCAAACCGTGTTTAACGCAAAGCTGGCTAGGCTCATGGCGATGCCGAAAGCCTCTCGCGACAAGATTGGCAAATACATTTACTACACCACAATCCGTAAGGGCGACGGTCTGACCCCCTCGGACATCATGTACTACATGCAAAAACGCAACGAACCGATCTACGAAGAGCAGAAGGACGGCACAGCGGTGGCTGTACAGGCGATGAAAGAACGTGGGATGTTCTCCGAGGCAGAACTGAAGAACGTGCAGGACTCGCTGGATGGCAAGCCGATGCCGCAGATGACTGAGGCTGAGTACAAGGCATACAAAGACACGATGGAAGCCATGATGGATGGCGCTGCCTCGTTGTACTACGGCGAAGAGATTGCGGATATGGAGTCCACGACAGACTACCTGAACTCGCAGCGCCTTGGCATCCCCAACACAGACGCAGGGAAGAAGGTTGACGAGTTGGTCGCGGACTTGCGTAGACGCGTGATGGAGTATGCCGAGAAGAATATCGGTATTGACCCTGCCACAGGCGTTGTGACGGCAGCAAGCGATGAAACGATCAAGAAGTTGATCGAACTGGATGAGAACCTGTACGGTGTAATAACGGCCAACGCCAACGACCCACAGATGCAGCAGGTTGCCCAAGCACTGGACATGACTGTGGACGAACTCAGGGCGGCAGCGCAGGACATCAACGACGGGGTGAAGTCGAAGGCTCCTGACCGCGCACGCCGTATCACCAACTCCATCATGATTTCGGGGCTGGACAGACCGCAACTGATGTCACAGCGCATCTTCGCAGTCGAGTCGATCCTCGGTGGCTACGCCCCCCTCAAACGGTACGGCAAGTACATCGTGAACCTGTCGTATAAGGATGGTGACGGCAACCTGATCCCCGCTGACCAAGTGGACGATTCGTTTGCAAAGTTGCTGCCCATCTACGCTGATGACGATCTGGAGTTCATGAAGAAATCACGCGACTTCATGGTGGATACTTACAAGGATGTGGCATACCCGATCCTGCTGAAGAACGGCGAGGTGGTTGAAAACGCCACGATTGAAGTGGGCAAAGTAGAAGCCAAGCGCACCGCAAAGCGGGTATCCGACCGCATCCAGTACCGCGAAATCATGCGTGCGCTGGACAAACTCGGTATCAAGCTGTCGCTGGATCAGCGCACCAAAGCTGTGAAAGCCACGACCGACGCCGACTCCGCTGTACGCCAGCACCTGAAGCGCGTGGGACGCCCCGGCGCTAGTGAAGATTTCGTGACTGCAGTGTCCGAAGACTTGTCGCGCCGTTCGGCCCTGATCGCGGCCCGTCGCATTGCACCCCAGATGGAATCGGTGATGACGGACGTGAACGGTGAATACTGGGGTGACGGCACGGCCCAGATTGCCAAGATGGAAGAGGCACTGGCCTCCGCCAGAGCGGGGGGGAATAAGGCGCTCATTACGATAGCCGAGCACGATCTGTCGGGCACCAAACGGTTGTACGAAGCGCAGCAAGGGGTTCACCGTGGTAAGCCACGGGATGCCGCGCAGGAGTTTGTGACATGGTTCTTCAAGGAAGGTGGCAGCGACGACAGCAACCAGTTCGCTTCCCAAGTGCGTTCCGTGACCACCGTGGTACAGATTGGCCTTGCGTTCGCATCTGCCGTTACCAACCTGACATCACTACCACTACACGCGCTGTCGGGCCTTGCCACGTACAACGATAAGACGGGTTTCGGTGGCGGGTTCGGGGAAATAAACTCTGCCAAAGCGTTGATAAAAGCGGTCAAGGTGCTCAGTCCGGTCATGATGAAGTCAGCGGCGCAACTGTGGAATACGGAAACGTTCTTCGCGCATACGTGGCTGGCCGATCAAGTCAAGGCGGCGGAAGCTAAAAACGCGGGTAAGAAAGTGGGCGAGAAGAACATCCTGCATAACGGCTACTCGCTTGATGCGTGGAAGTTCATCCAGATTCAGTCGGAGTCGGGGGTGACTGCGCCACAGAACGTGAACGCAATGATGGGGTCAGCGTCGAAGAAAGTGTATGGTTCCAAGGGCGACGAGATTATGGGTCGGGCAATGGCACTGTTTGCAGCCACGGAAGAAATGAACCGGATGGCGACCCTGCTGGCGTCCTACGAACTGTACAACGAGCGTGCCGCCGCTGCGGGGATGGACAACACAATAAACCCCCTGACGCAGAGTTCGCCCCGTCAGGACTACGTTGGAAAAGCCGCAGTGAAAATGGTGTTTGACACGCAAGGTGTGTATAGCCAAGCAAACCGCCCGAAGCTATTCCGTAGCGGTGTCATGTCGATGGTGTATATGTACAAGACCTTTGCCGTGACGACGCTGGAACTGCTGCGGAATCTCCCCCCGCGTGGTCGTCTGCTGTTCCTTGGAATACTGCATATGTTCTCGGGGGCGCAGGGTATCCCGCTGTTTGAAGAACTGATAACCCTGATTGACATCATTTCGCAACGGTTCGGAATGGGTAATTCGATCACCAAGGGCAACGCCGAACGCGAACTGAACCTGTTCCTCAAGGCGTGGGGTAATGAACTCGGCGTACCGCTGGATAAAATCGCCATGCATGGCATCCTCGACACCATGACCGGAACGAAGTTCTTCGGACGTGCGGGGGTAAACGTAGGTATCCCGTTCCTCGGACTGGGGCGTGCGGGGGCGGATGTGGAGAAGGAGTTTGGCAAGGCACTGGGAGCGCCGATTGGCGCAGTAGGAGGTACAGTGCGTTCGTTGGGGGCGCTGGCGCGGGGTGACTTTGAACGTGCAGCAAAAGAAAACCCTGTCACGGGGTTGAAAAACTTTACGGATGCGTACCTGTACTACAAGTACGACAACGTGCTGAATAAACGCGGCCAGATCGTAATCAAGGAACCGACTGCCATTGACATCGGCGCACGCGCTCTGGGTTTCTACCCCGAGGCGTTTTTCCTGTCCAACGACAAGGTGCGGTTGGAAGAGTACAGTCGCGCATATGCCAAGGAACTGTCCAGTGGATTTATCCAAATGGGTACACGCGCCGCTATCCTCCGCGACACCGATGCATTGAACGAAGTGCGTGCCTTGGTGCGTGAGCACAACGACATATTCAAAGGCACGGAACTGTACATAGGCGAATTCAACACAAAACTGTCCGCAGCAACCAAACTGGCAAAAATGACGTTGGCCGAGCGCGAAATAAAGTCGGTGTCAAAGGCGCAGCGCCCGTCCGCAAAACTGCTGTTTGAGGAAAACTGACAATGGCGACTGACGAAGAACTACTGAATCAGCGTTTTAGCGACGCGGAACAAGGTGAATTCATTACGCGCTTGCGCGAGATGTTGCGTATGTCGGGGAGTGGTGGAGTAGGACAAGGGATTTTGTCGGGGGGAGGGCGCGTGGCATTGGATATACCAGTCGATAAGCAATCAACGATTTCACCCTACGTTGGTGGGGGTGGGGCGATTGGGTCAGTAAATACCCCAGATGGCAAAATGCGCATTAAGGAATTCAGTCCCGAGTTTGGAATTAATTACATGCGTAGGTGGTAACTGACTATGGATAACAATAACAATTCGTGGAATCGTGACATGCCGTCAGACAGGCCAATAAACTATATGCGAAATCTGGCCGGACTTAAAAATCGCGTTACGGATAGGGTTCCAGACGACATCATCAGTCGAGGGCTTTCACAATATACCGACACGCCGTCGCGCTTTGGTACACCAGAACCCAGTACGCATTTGGAGTTCATGAAAAAAACGATGGAACCGGATTACTTTCCTAGTTTTGCATTTAAATTAGGTAAAGCAAGTACACCAACGCCTAACGAGACATATGGTGAAGGAAATAAACCGGGCGATCCAATGCGAAATTTATATAACGAAATTTCCGGTAACACTGAACTTGCTCGTGCTTTGGCTGTAGCGGATTTGGAATATAAAATCCGCACAGAAAGAAAATACGCCGAAGAAATGGGCAAAAAACTTAACCGGTTGAAGATGTAATGGCTAAATACACGGACGAAGAATTCAGACGGGTAATTGCTGCAGTGCGACAAGCCGAGAGTGGGGGGAACCGCCACGCGTACAATCCTAATTCTGGTGCGATAGGTTCTATGCAGACCATGCCGGAAACATTGCGTAAACCGGGGTATGGGGTAAAGCCTGCAACCGATAACAGTCCCAATGAACAGGAACGTGTTGGTGTGGACTACTTGAAGGCAATGCTGAATAAGTACGCCACGTTGCCCGAAGCCTTGGCTGCGTATAACCACGGGCCGGGAAACGTTGACAAACGCGGTATGGGAGCCTTACCAGCCGAGACTCGGAACTACATCTCCAAGGTATCTAAAATGGCGGGGATGTCTCCCAGCTTTCAGGCTGATGTCAGGAAAAGCGAACCGACCGCCCTGTCCGTAGCGGCTGCAACACCAAACCCGTCGATGCCGCCAGCGCAGCCACCCGTGGCAAGCGCCGAGCCTGTGGAGGGTACTCAGGTGTCAACCGCGCCCGAAACCGCTCCTGCGCCCCCTGCAGCCGCTTCTGTGGCGACTGCCCCGGCACAAGTTATAACTCCCCCCGCAGCACAGGTGCCCGACTTCACCGCGCAGATTGCCAAGATGCGGGAAATGTACGAGCGGGAAATGTACGAGCCTGACCGGACGAAGCGTACAATGGAGTTGATGGCAAACGCTGCCCCAAAGTCCCAGACCGAACAGCTTTTTGATGCAATGCGGAAAAAGCAATTTCAGATGTAGCGGTTTGACCCCTGCGCACATTCTCCTCCCCCCCGTGACGCAGGGTCTTTGCCCCCGGTGCTGAATATGCCGCGCCGGGGGTTTTTTTTACTTATGCAGCTTCAGCACGTTGGTGCGTGTATCTGTCGTTGTAGCTGTACTGCTGACAGGGGCCAGCATACCGCGCAGTTTCTCGTGGGTTAGATCAAACCCAATCACCCTGACCTGACCCAGCTTCATGTTTGAATCCTTACCCATGTAAATCTTGCCCCATTTATTCGGGCGGAACTCGGCACCGTCGCGGCACACTGTCTCCACGATGCGCTTCATATCGTACCCGGTCTGGATAAGCCACTTCTGGAAGTGGAACTTGTCGAAGAACATGCTGCCCCGTTCTGGCTGACCCGCAGTATTGATGTAGATTTCCTTGCGAATACGCACTTCGCCACGCGGTGCAGGGTCTTGCGTAACTGGGTAGCCCTTGCCGTAGGACACGGTAAGACAGGCACCGTTGAATTCGTTCTGGTACTCCGCTATCAGATCGTAGGTGTCGAGCGCACCGCTTGCAATATGCACCCGCTGGATCGGCAGTTGGTCAAGCGCCCACCGGGTGGCAGCGTCTGCATCGAACAAAATCAACCCCATCTCGTTTGCCAGCGTGATACCCAGATGGTGCAGCACAATCGCCATCTTCCAGTACCGTTCTATGGCACCAAATATAGCGCCGTAGTGTTCAGCTATGTACAACTCGGTTGCCTTGATACGCCGATTAATTTCCGGCGCTCCCATTTTCAGTAAGCCGACTATGAATTCGTGACCGGCGTACCCGTAATTATTCCAAATGATTTCGCGCACCTTGGCACCCATGTTCTTGGGGCCGTTAAACATGATGTTTTCTTCAAAAGTAAATTCCAGCACACGCATCGACACCGCTTCGCTCTGACTACCGTGCATACTCTTTTCACGAAACGGTTTGTTGGTGGATACGTACACGGGCAGCGCCCAGATGCGTGGGATCGCTTCGGTTTTCCTGTTCTTGTCCCGCCCCTCCGTTGCCCAGTACGCCAAGTCGCTGGCTTGTTCGGGGGGCATATCCGTGACTTCATCAATGGTGATTGGCATATGCGCCATCATGCCCATGCGGTCGGCGTATCCCATCTGCGTGCCCCTGCCGATACCGAGGATGTGCTGGTTGCCGTACACCGAGTTGATCCATTCCAGCATGGCTGACTTACCCAGACCAGTCTCGCCCAGCAGGGATACCATGATGCCCTTCAGCCCGGTAAGCTGCACTAGCGGCGCGGCGAACGCTCCGCCAAGGGCAAATGCGTGTCCTGCCAGTGTCGGGTGGCTCAGTCCCTTAGTCAGTGCCTTCCACAGTTTGGCATCACCCTTGGGTACGAACGCCTTGTCAAACCCCTTGTTTGAAATTACCTTGGACATACCGACTTCTATCGAATCCACCCCGCCCTTGTCGTTCCTCCGGTATTCAATGTTGCCGATGACGAATGACTTGTGATCGTTCTTCCATCCAAATGAGTCGTACAGTTCAGATGAGGCTTGATGTTTTTGAAGTTGCTGCAGATATGCACGCATATACCGCCCTATATTGCCAGTCTGTTTTACATCCATGAGCAGAAAGCTGTTTTCTGCGAGGCTTTTTATTAGTTCATCCGGTTTGGTAGCGAACATGGCCGAGTTGCGAATCCGCATCTTGACGTACCCGGCGTGCGGTTTGTCCCACACCCACACACTTTCATCGAACCCGTTGGCAGGGTCACGGACAATCTGAATCGGAAACAGGTCGTAGTTGCTTATCTGTACCGACACGCCAGCAACTTGGGCATAGATGCCATCTACAGCGCGGAGAAATTCAATTGACGGTTCTGCAAAGGGAGAGGGTTGGGATTCGTCTACTTCGGCATCAGGTGCGGGGGCGGCTATTTTCTCCGGTGCTGGTGCACCCAACTGTGCTGGGCTTGCTATTAGCTTATTGAACTGACATTTACTGCACACACCGGATTTCAGTTCGTCGAATTTAGCGCATGTAGCGGGGCCAGTCGTCTTGCTAGTCCACTGCCTGAGTTTCGCTATCGTCCCTTCTGGTGTGAATGTCTCGTGCCCCTTACTCCAATTGATCGCCACTGCCTCGGGGTCGATACAGGCTGACGCCACGCCCATCAATGCATACCACTCGGGTTCTGGTATACCCGCACCCCCCGCTGATGTCAGGCGCTTTATATGGGCGCAGTTGGCGACGATCTTGTCGGGGTCAGAGGGTGGGTATGTTGTACCCTCAAGCAATGCGTCAACCAGTGCGCTGCGTGCGATTGGAACTGGTTGTGCTGGCGGGAGCGCAGCATTCACAGTTCGTTCGCTAGTGCCGATAATCGTCAGGAGGGTGTCGAAATCAAACGGCCCAGCATCACGAAGCAGTGCTACCGTATTGCCGCCTTTGAAATTCGTAGTACCAATGGGACGCAGTACCATCGACGCGTCGTGGATTTTAGACCAATCGACTTCAAACCCGTATTGCTTGCACAGAGCACGCAACCCTAAGCCAGCGGCGACCCATTGGGGTTTCAGGATCGCGGCGTTAAGCGTCCAATAGCAATGCAGTCCATTGCCACTGGATACAATCATTGGTAATGGAAGACGGGATGCTTTCAGGAATTTGACTAACTCCTGCAGTCCAACGTTCTGGTCGATGTACGGTTTGTCTTCGCCGCAGTCAATATCAAGGGCCAGCGTTTTGAATGCTACGGCTTGATCGCCCCTGCGTTGCCAGATGTCCTTGCCGTTTTCATTAGGCCCATAGTTATCGGTGAACACGCCTAGTGCGTAGTATGCGGTCAAACCCTTTGCACTTGCCTTCAGGCTGGCTTGTGCCAGTTCTTCTATCGTACTGAACCCTTCGTTCCACAACCTCTTCTTTTTGTATGTTCCTACATAAGTACCAAATGTCTGATCCGGCAATACCCGTGTTAAAAATTCTAAGCAATCCATAAGAGAACTCCATGCGAATAAGGGAAGGCGGGGGAGACTGAAGATACTCGTTCCCCCGCCCCGGATCAACCTAGCTAATTACAAACTTACTTGAGCAGGCTATCCAGTTCCGCTTCCAAATCGGCCATAGAATTGGCACCCGAGACAGTACCAGATGATACTGGAGCTTGTTGGATAGGTTGTGCAGGTGCAGCATTACCAAATCCACTGGGCATCCCCTGTTGTATTTGTGCATCAGCTTTCGGGGGACGACCGCGCCGCTTGGGTGCTTCGGATGGCGCTTCAACTTCTACTGCCGGTGCTGTCGTAGTGCCCCCAAAACCGTTGGGTTTGGCTTGTTGCAGCAAAACGGGGGCGGGTGTCGGATTCATTTCAGCCGGATTAGTCAAAGGGGGGCCAAGCACATCTACTTTCTTCGCCCCTACCGCCCGTGGTGCACTAGAACGACCCAACATACCCAGTACATCCTGAACATCCACCGATTCCTTCTTTTCCTGAATCTTCGGATAGAGTTGTTCCGCTACAAATCCAGCAAACGCAAACTGGAGCAACGGGTAGGACGCAGCAGCATCAAATGTCAGGCGGGTACGCACCATATCCGGCTCGTAACCACGCATGGTGAGGTCTTTCACGTACTTGGTCAGATTGCGCATGGACGCAGCCGGAACCACCATCAGGTACGTTTTGGTCGGGTCGTCAGCCGGAACCACGGCAATGCGGCGGGAGTCGCTGCACGCCTTGATTTCAGTACCCTGCGGAGTCAGCTTCGACCCCCACTGGTTCTTCGGACACGTTGCACAAATGTCATTCTGCGGAGCGACCGAATCCGCTTCGGGTTTCACACCCAACACAGAGTGGCAGTCAGGTGCGGTCGGCTCGTCGCCGGGGTTCCAAGGCTTGATGTAAAACATCTTCGACACGCCCGGTACGGCACCAACAATCACCGTATCAAGGAACAACTGATCCAGAACAAATTCGTCCTGACCTTCACGAATGCGGAACCGCCCTTGCTTCAGGGAAATGCGCGGCACACTGGTCGGTGCGCCAACTAACAGCGATGCTACGAGACTGGATGAAGCATCCTCCCTCCCTTGCATGTAAGCGGGGAGTTGTGAGGCGTTCAATGCGGGTAGAGTTTCCATTCTGTTTTACCTTCCTATTTTGCAGTTGGCTTGCGAACATTCAGTACACGTTTGGTGCCATAGTTAATTCCCGGTGGCACCTCCTTGGTATCATTAATAATTGATCGTACTGCTATTTTGGATACACGTTTCTCTAATAAGTCCCACGCCTCCTTTCCGATAATGTATTCAAGGGTGACAGTCCAGTCTGCTACCTGCGCAAAATCAACGGTCGTAAAGTACGCTGTACCTGCGGCGGTTTTAAATGATTCAACACCATCTTGGTCTGCCTTCAGCCGCAGCCACGCATCCAGCTTTGACATGCTCTGCTCTACGGCATTCACACGTTCCTTCGCTTCAGCTTCAATCCGTGCTACTTCATCTCGCATTTCAATGTACTTCGCTACAACAACATCAACCGTAATGGTCATAGGAACTCCTCTTGGTTTTCGATCAATTCCAACAATAAACCCTGCATCGACTGCCGATCCCGCAGGCGTTTAAAGGCGCGTCGTTCTACCTCCGTTGCTTCAATGTGAATAATCTGTGTTTTAAGTAATTGCTTCGGCCCTTTAATGCGATCATTGGCCTGCTCATACGTTTCGTTGCTGTTCGTCGGCCCCGCCCAGATGATCGTAGTCGCGGGGGTCATGTCCAAACCGTGTTGCATACACCGAGCGTCCGCCACCAAGACACGCAGGTTCTTGTCGTCAACGAATGACTTGAAGATCAAGTTGCGTTGGTTTCTGGATACTGCGCCGTTGACAACCGCCACCTTGAAGTGCTTGCTCAACGCTTCTGCAATGCTGTGAAGCGCCGCAGTGAACGGCACAAAGATCAGTACCTTCTCGCTGCACTCTTCGATGACTTCGCGGATCACGTCGATGCGTGGTGAGCAGTCAACCGGTACCGTACCCCCATCATCTGTATACACCCCACCGAGCAGAATCTGAAGAAGTTTCTGCACCTTCGACGCTTCATTCACTGCCGTAATCTGTTGTCCCTTAACCTCAGTGACAAGCTGGCGCATCATGGACAGGAACATCTTCTTTTGCATCGGAGTCAGGTCGCACTGCCGTGTCTCGTACATCGTGTCCGGTAGGTCGAAGCAGTCTTCCCGTGTATAGCGGATACTCGGTTGCAGGTACTGGCTGACAATCTGTTCAGCGCCCGGTCGTGGCTTCCATGTCCACATGGCGATCTTCATCATCACCTGCTCACGAAACAGCGTGTGTCGTGGCAAACCGGGTGCCTTCAACAACTTGCACAGTGCCCAAGCATCCGTTGGTTCGTTTGGTGTAGGTGTACCAGTCAACAGCCACAGACGAAGGTCGGGGTGCTCATCCATAAAGTTATGAAAGTGCCTGAACCGAATCGTTGACGGGTTACGCAGCACCGCCGCCTCATCGTATATAACCAAGTCGATGTCGTCGGGCAGTGAATCCTTGATGATGGAAAATCCATCGTGGTTCACAACGTAGAAGTCAGCGGGTTGCTGCAGCAGTTTCAACCGACGAGCACGATCACCGTACAGCACCACGCCCTTACGCCACCAGAAGCTGGTGAATATCTCCGCAGCCCATACCATATCCATCGTGGACATAGGACATACGATCAGCACCTTGCGAACTAATTTCTGGTGCATTAGGTAGTCTGCCGTCCACAGGCAGCTATTGGTTTTCCCGGTACGTGGGGCATTCAAGATCGCCGCACGCTGGTGGTAGGTCAGGAACTCGGATGTAACGCGCTGGTGGGCGAACGGATTGTACTTGCCTTGCGCTTTGGGCCAGTTGTACTGATACCCCATCGGACTTGGGACGGAGATACCAAGGTTACGCAGCACCTTCGTTTCGTCAAGGTTGTGGGGGATATACAGCAACCCTTGACCCTTGTATTGGAAAGGTCTGGCACTCGGTATGCAACTGGTAATCTGCGCCGCGTTGTCCGGTTTAAGGACAATTGCCCTGCGACTTTCAACAATTAGCATTAAGCCACTGCTCCAGAATTGTGTAATCGGAACCGTCGATCACCATGACGGTGCCACCCGCTTCTTTGATACTGTGCATGGTGATGACCTGTCGCGGCGTTGGTTTGCCACCGGGTGCTTTCGTTTCTATTGCCAAATACAACCCGTTCGCACAGCAGATGAAATCCAGTGAAGGCGAACCCATTCCGTTTTGTACTGGCATGTGCCAGTACACGTTGTGCTTTTTAAGTAGCGCCTTGACCTTATCCTTAACCTTACCCTCTGGCGTCATTTTCTTTCTCCCATCGGGCGTTTGATTCGTTATGCATGACTTCATTTCTTCGTTTATCCGCAAGCCAAGATTCTATATTCGGCCACATGTCGCCTTCTATTTCAAAAACCACATTGTCAGGGTTAGCGACAACTCCCCCCTCGTCTTGGACACCGTATAGTGTTATAGGATTTAAATAATTTTGGTCTGTCGAAAGTTGCCACGCAATTATGTCCCAGCTTTCGAATTTAGTGCCGTCCTCATCTTCTAAGTATTCAAGCATCCGCCATTCTTTTGCTGCGGGGATAATTGCGTTGCTGTTAGTTTTTTTAGCATCTGTGTGGTACATTTTATTTCTTCCCTGTTTTGCTATCGTCTTTCAGGAACGTAATTTCTGGCTTTTCTTTACACAGTGCGTAGTATTCAATCTGAACTTTGGCGCTGTTAATCATCTTCCCTGCGATGTTGGCAAACTCCGCTGCCTTTTGTGGGGTCATGTGACCTACTATAAGTTTCTCCCAGACGGCGGAAAGATTTGTTCTGAGTTCATTTACTGAGTTCATTTTTAATTCCTCGTTTAAGTTTAAGTAAAACACGGGTTGCTTCGATCAATGACTGTGGTATATCTTTTGCGGACATTGTGGTGTCTCGTATTAAATGCCCTATTACATAGTAGTCGTGCAATTCGTCGCGTGTTTTTTTACCATACTCCTTCGCATATTTAGAAAACTTTTCGTGGTTTTTTATTTTGTATGCAGAAATCTTTTCGTGATTTTTTATTCTATATGCCGCTTGCTCCGCTCTAACTACATCAGGCTTTTCAAGTCGGCGTTTATATTCACGCGCAATGTAAACTTCCCTATTAGCAAGATAATATTTCTTCTTTTGTGCCGCGATTCGTTCTTTATACTTTGCGTAGTATTTTGCTTTTTTCACCCTGTTTCGTTCTTTGTCGCGTTCTTTATACTTTGCGCGGTATCTAGCGGCTTGTGCTCTCCTATCCCCCTTTCCTGTCACCATTCATTTCCTCGCATAAGGACATTGTGGTTTAAAGCCGCACCAGTTGCACAACCCCGAAGGTTTGGCAGGCCAGTTGTCTGATTCCGATGCACGGTACACGCGGCGTATCTTCGATATGACTTCCTCCCATAGTTTGTTGGCATCCTTGCGGTAGTAAATCTCCGTATCAACCATCTTGCTTTGCGTCCAGATAAAGCCACTGCGTACTTCTTCTACCTCCGGTTCGTGAGCAAACACCATCAATGCGCACAGCTTTAACTGGTCAAAGTCGTCTTTGTGTTTACCCGTCTTGTAGTCAAGCACCGCTGCAGCCGTGGGGGATATGCGGATAAACAAGTCCAGAATTCCACGCAGCCACGCATCCGCTGCCATCCATTCCGTGGGTTTTAGTTCGTCGTTCAGGCATACTTTCCATTCGCACTTGAACTCGTACCCAAGGAATTTATTCATCGTGGGTTCAAAGTGCGTCAGGTAGTCGGGTAGCGGTCGCCCCTCAGTCATGCGTAGTTCAAAGTCCTTGTGTACCCGCTCCCCCCATGTGGCGGCTTCGCCCTTAACGTCAGGAATGTCCTTCAGAATTCTTTTGTGGTAATACTGGAGCGCACAGTTATCAAAATCTTTCAGTGACGAATGGCTAAAGGTTATTTTTTTCATTGCATCGTGGGTTTATGTATTTCGGGGGCGGCTGCGGCGGCGGTAGCCAAGTACACTGCTTGTACCATTTGAGTATGGTATGCGGCACGCTGGACTTTCCACCGGCGGTACTTCGCTTTCCACATCCTGCGCTTTTCAGTTTGGTTCACAGTGATCCCTTCTTTCCTTTCCGCCATGCGGCGTTGGTTGATTCGGATACGACACGCAAGTTTGACGGGGCATTGGTGCCACCATCCTTCAGCATTTTCTTGTGGTCAACTTCCTTGTTGTCCCCCTTGTGTACCGTACCTGCTTTCAATGCGGCATACCGGGCACGGTTATTCGCTTCCCGTTTGTTTACCTGTTCCGGTTGTGCGTTGTACGCTTTCTGACTGGCTAGACGTGCTGGCGTTGATTTCAACATAGTAGTTCTCCACATTAAAAATGATTACGAATACCTGTCACCCATCTCGCCTTCTGCAGCGACAGGAATGTCGGGCCACCAGTCAGGACTCGTGCTCATTACCTTCACCCCGAAGGCAAGCGCGTCCTGTGCTTCATCGTCACGAGCAAGGTACACCACCTCATCGTGAACCGCAAGGCATACGGGAAATTCTTTTGAAATGGTCAGCAACTGACCCATGACGACGTTCCGTGCGAACGCCTCACCCAAGTGCTGGACGACCTTGGAACCGTACAGGTAGACCTTCTTTCCGTGGGACGTAGTGCAATACCAGTCGCCCTTCTCGGAACGCCGCAAATCCCGATACTTGAGTTCTAGGTGCGGTGCAACATAGATCGTTTCAAACCCCGTCCGTGCTAATCCATGCACGTCGATAGCAAGACTCCGACCAGACGCAATCGCTTGCAGCATGTCATCACAGCGGTACCACAGCTTCGGTACGCTACGGTAGGTGGAGCGGTATAGGGCAACGATGCGCTGCGCCTCCGCGTCAATTTCAGCCGGGGTATCGCCCAATTTAGCGCCCCAGATGCGGCAGGTTTCCTTGAATTTCTCCCACCCAGACCCGTATCCCAAGGACAGGTGGGCAATTTTCCCAACGAACCTTTCAGCGGCGTCAGATTTGGTGATCGTCCTGCCGTACAACTGGCTGGCAAACTCGCAGTACAGGTCGCGCTTGTCCCGCAATGCCTGAACCACATCCACCTGCCCTGCCAGCATGTGTGTCACCCGCAATTCGATGTTGCTGGAGTCCACCGCAATGATCTTGAACCCCTTGGGAGCCTTGATCGACTTGCGTAGCTTGCCTCCGCGCTTCATGTTCTGGAGGTTCTGCTTGTCTGACCCCCCCATCCGACTGGTCATGGCAGCGAAATAGGACAGGGCCACCGGCAACGGGCCGCGTCTGGACATACCTAGGAAGCGTGCAGAGCGGGTTTCTTCGATGGTGGACTTCACCCCTAGACGCGCCGCCACAATACCAGCCACGAGGGGGTCTGAGTCTTCCAGCAGGGCGGTAAAGCCCTTGTCGGTCTTGCCGAAGGCGTAGGTCAGCACCTCGGCCCCGGCTGTTTCGGACTTGGCAACCGACACTTTCATCGGTACTTCCACACCCATCGACTCAAGCAGCAGCGCCAGTTTGTCGTTGGACATGAGTACATCCTTGGGGGCGATCATCGCCACTTCATTCAGGATGCGTTCCTTGTCTGCGACGACCTCGGCGTGGTATTCCGCCAACATATCCGTATCCAGTTCAAGCAGTGGGGTGCAGAACATACGGATCACCCGGTCGATCAGCAGCAGTTCAAACTTCGGTGTAACTCCTGTCAGTTTGTTGTACAGCATCCACGTCAAATCGCTGTCGTTACAGCAGTACCTGCCGTACTGCGCAAGCGTTTCCACTGCGAAGTCGGGATAACGCATCCCACGCGCCATCACAACCTCCGTACCCTTTACACCGATCTCGTAAGCTGCGGCAAGTTTGGCAAGGCTGACACCCTTGGGGTTCCACGGTCGCGCCATCGACAGGGTATCCAGATACAGCGCAGGAATAATGCCGTAGTGGTGCGACAGGATAAACCCATCAAACATCGTGTTGTGACAGAGCAGGGCAAACTTCTGTGCCCCGAGCCAACCCATCAGTTTGGGTATCAGTGGTTGAGGAAACCACCGCGCAGTGCCGTCATTGATCTTGACACTTACGCCAATGGCTTCAAACCGCGAGTCACGGACATATTCCTCCGTGGTCATCTTCGACAAACTGTATTCGGTGTCGTAATACGTTTCAAAATCCAGCGTAATGATGTTCATGTGCGTAAATCCTTTTGTATGTTCATCAATACACGATGGTCGCTAGGCGATACGCTGATGGTGGCAGTCTTGCCTGTTGTGTGTTTACCCTTGATATGTTTTCCTCGACTCTTGGTGAACTCCCACCCTCGCTCCGCTGCATCCTTCAAAATCTTTTTCAGTTCTTTGTTGTTGGTTAGCATTATTTTCCTGTGATCCAGCTAGGTTGTTTTCTATCTAAACATCCTTGGCAGCGCCACGTTTTGATGCGTCCGCCTCGGCCCTTGGCTACTAGCTTCACGCCTTCATTCATTTGACACGACCCGCACAGTCCCGGCTTGCGTTCTTTCAATTCTTTGTCGCTCATCACCATGCTCCTGTAAGTATGCCGACCATCACGACTACTCCTGCGCCGGTCAGGATTCCTTGAACCCACATCCACGTTTTCCACATGAGGAAATCTTTCTCCGTGTAAACGCGGCACTCGTCCTGCACTACGTTCTTCATAGTTTCCGCACCCTTGGTAAGCCGCGCTCGTCAATCAGCTTGGTGTTGATGCCCAGTTCGATATGCTTGATGTGCTTCTTGTCTGGCGGGATCAGCGTGGGCGGGTGGAACCAACTAGGCATCGCCTTCAGGCCTAGCTGCATGGGTGACAATGATGTAGGTTTTTTCCTAGACATTTAGTTTCCTTCGACCGAATAGCTGCGGGTGGGGGTTTGCCATTCTTTGTTTGGCGCTGGCGTAATCCACGACAGGTCGTGCCAAACCAACCGATTGTTCGGGTACGCAATCCACGGCCCCGACTCCAGCGCAATCACATGGTGGTTCTTGTGCTGGTCTGGAACCTCGGCCCAGCCGCCATTCATCCAGTCCACCGTGTACAAGTAGTTGCCTTTGCGGATTTGCCCGTCCCGGCCCAACGCCGTCACCGCATGGTTTTTGAGGAACGGCAACGCGATCACCGTAAACTCGTACCCGTAGGAATCCCACCAGCAGGACTGCTCTACCGGCAGCGGATCGCACGGTTTGCTGCAAATCATGTGTATGGGTACACGCGCCCACTGTGCGCCAGAGTCCAGCATGACTTGGAACATCGGCACACGGGCTGGCTCGGCGCGGAACGCAAAGGCTACGGCTGGCGCGAATTCCCCGTGGCCCCGCTGTTCGTTAAACAAGAATTCGTTCCGCACAAAACAGGGAGTGTATGGTGTGTCACCTAGCAGAATCATTTAGTTTCCTTGTGTAAACAGGGCAAGGTAAATCC